CACCCGCAGGTTAGCTGCGATGTGTAGGCCGCAGACGTTTTCCCCTTGCAGTGGTATGATGTGGTCAACGTGGTATTGTATGCCCGTTATCTTGCTCATAGCATCTCGTTCTTTCATCTTCACTCGCACAGATGCAGCGTCATACCAAGATGGTGTTGCTTTTCTAACTTGCTTTTGTCTTAGCCTGTTTATCTCGTCTACCCTGTCCTTATTTTTGTAGTAGTAATCCAAAGCAATCTTTTTTCTAAGCTCTGGGCGTTTCTTTATGTATTCCTTGCATTGCAATAAGATACGCTCTTTGTTCTTTGCGTAGTATTCTCTGCGGTGTTTCGTGTATCGCTCCCTGTTTTTTTCCACCCATGCTCGGGTTTTTTCTCTTACTTTATCAGCGTTTTTCTTTCTGTAAGCCTTATCAGTTGCGCGTTTGCGTTCCTTATTTTCTGCTGTCCACTTTCGAACACGAGCCTTTATTTCTTCTTTGTTCTCTTGATATCGCACCTTCGTGCAAGTTACGCATTGCCCACAAGACAAAAGTCTTTCAGCTATATGTCCGCGCTTGCAAGGTTTGCCGGTGAAGTATCGAGACAGCCCAAGCTGGGCTGCCTCTCTCCTTGTGATGATGTTCATTTCTCTTCTAGTTCCATAGCTGTGAACGCCATGATGAACGTCCTGGGGATTTGTGTGGCCCCGTTTTCATAGTTGCGGATAGTTCGCTCTGTCAGGCCAAACTTGTTTGCCAGCTTTGCCTGTGTCAGTCCCAGAAAAATCCGTTTCTCTTTTAGCTCATCAGCCGTCATTTCTTCTGTCCTCTGTGACCTTCATCCAGTCACGTTTGCCATAAGATGCTTCGGTTACAATTCTCTTTTGTGCTGGGTTTAAATGCCCATTTTCATCTTCGTCCCAAGCGCTGGACCCCATGCCTTCAGACACTAGGATATTCAAAACTTCCATTTCTGTGTCAGACAGACGTATGACATAGCCCTTTTTAAGCCTAGTTATTTTCATTTTCTGCGTCCTTTTCTCTTTCGGCTGCTGTCAAGATAGGCTCTGGTTCTGTCCAGTGTGGTTCGCTTGCCTCTATCACTTGGCTGATTGCGTAACAGTGCAGATTGTCGCCTGTCCGTGATATGATGCCGGTCAATATCTGACGGGCTTCCTCACGGCTCTCTGCTAGTTGATAGTTGTCTGTGAACGTCTCGTTGCCCAGACTGTCGCGGTGCTTGGTTGTATGGTTTACGATTAACATCGCATTTCTCCTCTATGATTTGCTCAAGGTCTATCTGTCGCTCGCCAGCCCCACAAGCGCAGGGCTGGTCGAATATGTCTTGCTGCTTCATTGGTAGCGCGGTGCGTTTGGAAACTTGTCTTTCAGTTTCTCGTTCAGCTTGCTATGCAGCAGCATACGTTCCCCAATAATAGAATATTCAAACGCATATATCGGGTCAGAGTCCATCGCATCGTATATGCGGCTGTCTATTGTGCTTTCTATCAGGTCCACAATCTCGAACCATTCGGCTTGTGTCAGTGTGATGTTTGTTGATTGCACTTTCTTGGGTCTTCCAATTTTTGCCATGTCTTATCCTCCTATGGCTATCTCGGCATCGTTGCCGCTTCAATGCCTCACTGCGAGACACTGAAGTGGCAGGGCCATTGCTGGCCCGTGCCTGTCATTTCTCTGCTGTTGCCAGTTCCCAGCGCATTTCGTCTTTGTTGTTGTGGTAGTAATGCCAGAACAGTTCTTCAGCTTGGTCTAAGTCTTCTGCCGCTACCTCTGTTTCAATAAGCAGGGTCATCGTAAAGCGTTTTTCTTCCATTTCTCTACCTCATCATTTCAAACGGTGTCAGACACTGCGGCGCGTTCCAATCGTTGACCATGCCGCAGCCCATTAGGATGTTGAGCCCCAGCCAAGCCAGTGTCATGCTGACCGCAAACGTCAGGGTGATTGCTGATAATATCTTTATTGTTCTCATTGCTTCTGCTCCTGCTGCTGCCGGATAAATGCCGCGCAGCGTCTCATGGTGTTTGCAAGGTCCTGCATAGCTATATCCAAAACCCTGCTCTGTGTGTCGCCTGTCTGGTGCAGTTCCTGTTCTGCCCATTTGAGGCAGTCCATTGCGCGTTGTGCGCGTAGTTCTGCGCTGTACTGGTGCTGATACTGCCGGCGTTTTGTTCTGCGTGTCTGGTCCATTCTTAGCAATATCAAACGCTGCTTCGCGCTGCTTGGTCTCGCCCATGCCGCCCCAATGTTCGCCCATGCTCACGCCGGCTGCGCTGATTGCGTCTTCCATTGCTGCGCTTTCTTTGCAGTAACCATAGCCGCCAGCCTTGCCATAGCCTGAGCCGTAAGCCTCACGGCCTGACAGCCACGCTATGCAGTGGATGGTCTGGCCCGTGCAATAGAACCTGAACCGACACGGCGCGCCGTTCTCGCCTTCAATGATTGCGATTTCTTTATAGAAACCGTGCTGCACCTTGTCGCGCTTGGTTCCGATATTGGATGATTGTAAGTTTTCGATTGTGATTTTCATTGTTCTTATCTCCTCTGTTAGAACAAAAGTAGTTGACGCGCGTTTGATGTGTGGCCTTGTGGCCGCGCTGGTGCTGGCGCGTCTGTAGCAGCATCAGCGTGTTTGAATGGTTCTTTGATGATGCGGACTTTGCGGACAAACTTTTTCCGGCCCCAAAACTCATCGATAGGTTTCTTGCCTGACTGGTCTATGACTTGCCCGTTCAACACTGTCTGAACGTGCGTTGTCGTTGTGACCATGTAAACAGTGTCCGGCGCCGCGTATGTGTCGACAAAGTTTTTGAGGTTCATGCGCGGTAGCTGCATGTTGTCATATGCCACCTTTAGCCGTTCCAGTGCTCTTGCTTGGTCTCTTGTGTATGTACCACCCTTCCAGCGGCTGCCGTATGTGCGCGGGTTCACCGCTTGGAATGTCTGCCAAGCCTTTTGGAATGATACGCCGGCAGATACCGCCAGAGCTGTCACGCCGCAGTTAGGACCGCGCCGGCTGTCTTCTGGCAATTTAAAGGCTGCGGTGTTCATATCTGCAGCTCAGACGCCAAATGCGAAACCAGCTCATTATGCGCTGGGTCAACCGGCGACAGGTCCTCGTTTGTCAGTGCGAAATAAATATCAAAGATAACGTGAAACTCTGTTTCGTTCATGTTGTCAAATTTGACCGACATAAGGGCGTCGTATGTTTGCTGTGATATCTGCATTGTGTGTCCTCCTACCGGAAAATGTTATTGTACGTCTGCCCGTTCTTTGGTCATGTCCAAAGCATTACGCAGCGCGTCAATGGATAAGAACGCGCCGTGCTTCACATTGTAACGGCCTACACCCCAGTCGAGCCTTACTAGCTTCAATTCCATATACAGAGACAGCACGGCGTCTGCCTCGGCGCTGCTGAAGCCGTCACCCGCCAACATATCGCGCCATTGTGTGACTGCGTTGTCTGCGCGTGTCGCCATGTCTTGAAATGATTTTTGCATTGTGTGGTCCTCCGTGTGGCCCAGCTTAGCGCTGGGCCCGTTTTGTGTAGTTGACACGCTGCCAAGTTGCGCGAGCATTGCCCTGCTGGCCTGAAGTGTGACCGCGTGCGTAGCCGTTCTGCTTTTCTAGCAGGAAATGCCTGTACATGCTCAGGTCGCCTGACACGTAAAGACCCTCAGCAACAAACACGGGGATATCATCCGCTTTCCATTGTTTGTCATAAACGTGAACCTCTGCAATTTCATAAATGAAGCCGTAAAAAAGCATATGGTCTCCAACGTTCATGTCTTCGGGGCTGATTGTTTCAATTATCAGTGCGTCCATATCAATCTGCGTTTCCTGCAGCTCAGCGAAATACGCTTCGCGCTTTGCTACTGTTTCAGCGATGGTCTGTTTTGTTACGATAGTCATGGTGTATCCTCCAACCGGAAATAATTACCTATAACCCCTACATAAGCTAGTGTTACCAGTGTGTCAACACCTACAGGCAAAAAAAATGCAGATAGGCCAAAAAAGTTTACACGGCTTTGATTGCGTGGCATTGTTGCGGTGGAATGGTAACTGGTTGGGCTTGCTACATTATGGATAGCGTATGCGCGCGCGAGTATATATTTATACACGTACAGGACACACCGCCCCCGCGCTGCATAGCAGCAGCATATCACCGCACCGGCAATCCGGCAAGCGATACTGTGGCAGCGACGCAACACTGCGGCACAAATGCAACAGCTCGCGCACCGCGACCCACGGGGGGCCTTTTCACAACGCGACACCCCCACACGCGACCGGCGCCCTTTCTGTATGTTAAATCCCCTATCACGAGACACACACATGACCAAACTCACAAAAGCAAAGACTGACGTAATCCTGTCCAGCTTGGCTGACGGGCACACTATCGTAGACACTTGCGAGGGCGTAGGCATATCCCGCACGGCCTTTTACAAGCTGATGAAGCGTGACGAGGGCTTTGAGAAAGCTGTACGGCAAGCGCAGGAGTATAGTGCGGAGAAGGCACTAGAGGAGCTTGAAGGCATATTTGATGACGCGTTGCACAAGCGCAAGGACTATGACACTGGCGTACTGCGTGACTATGCACATCATGTGCGCTGGAAAGCCAGCAAGGTTATGCCTGACCGTTTCGGAGACCAGAAGAACCGGGCTGGCGTAGAGATAGGCGATGGCACTGTGAAGATACTTTGGGAGACAGACTGATGAAATGCCCTAATTGCGAAACAGAGATGATACATGGCGGCGACCATGACGAGGAAGATGCTGACGGCCGTAACTACATATCCAGTAATCTAAGCTGCCCTAACTGCGATACATTTATGCTTATTTACACGCCGATAGAGGACTCAGATGGAAGTTAAGATACCTTACAAGCCTCGCCCTATTCAGGCGCAGATGCACAAAGAGCTAAAGCGTTGGAATGTTCTGGTGATGCACAGACGCTTTGGCAAGACTGTCTGGGCTGTTAATCACCTAATAAGAACGGCTCTTACTTGTGAGTTACCGCGTCCACGCGTTGCCTTTATAGCCCCTACCTTTACGCAAGCTAAGCGTATCGCATGGGATTACGCAAAGTATTATGCAGGAGTGATACCTGGCGTTACATTCAATGAGACTGAGCTGCGCGTAGACTTTCCTAACGGTGGTAGATTGATGTTGTTGTCTGCTGAGAACCCGGATGCGCTGCGTGGTATTTATCTGGACATGGCGATGTTCGATGAGTTTGGTATGCAGAACCCGAGGGTATGGGGGGAGGTTGTAAGACCAGCCCTATCCGACAGGCAGGGGTCGGCCTGTTTTCTAGGTACGCCGGCTGGGCCTAATCATTTTTTTGATATGTTAGAGGTTGCCAAGTCGCAGATAGCCGAGGGCGGCGAAGACTGGTACTATAAGATATGTAAGGCCAGTGAGACGGGCATTGTTAAAGAGGAGGAGCTTGAGGCTGCTAAAGCGTCCATGACGGACGAGCAGTATGACCAAGAGTTTGAGTGTTCCTTCACAGCCGCTATCATAGGGGCTTATTATGGTAAGTTGTTATCTGATGCCGATGACAGTGACAGGATTGCTAGAGTGCCATACGACCCTGCTTATCCTGTGCATACTGCCTGGGACTTGGGTATAAACGATGCAACTGCTATTTGGTTTGCACAAATTTATAGGAGTGGGGCTGTCCATGTCATTGATTATTACGAAAGCTCTGGAGTGGGCCTCAACCACTACGCAGAGGTATTACACAACAAAGAGTACACTTACGGCGACCACCTTGCGCCGCATGACATTGAGGTGCGTGAGCTGGGTAGCGGCAAGTCGCGCCTGGAAACAGCTTACAGCTTGGGCATCCGCTTTAGGGTTATACCGAAAATGAAGGTTGCTGATGGTATCAATGCAGCTCGCATGATGATACCTCGGTGTTATTTTGACAGAGAGAAGTGTGCTGACGGGCTAGATATGTTGAGGCAGTACAGGCAGGAGTGGGATGAGAAGCGTAAGATGTTCAGGGATTCTCCGCGCCATGACTTCACAAGCCATGCTGCGGATGCGTTTAGGTATTTGGCTGTTGGGCTGGAGAATAAACAAAGCATGGTCAAAGCTCCGCAGCAAGTGGCGGTAGCTGAGTACAACCCGTTTACACTATGACAGAAGAAACTTACCAAGAAATAATGCGTATGGTTTTGAAAAGCCCGTATCACCGACACTGGCCTTTTGAGATTGTCGAAAGCCATATAGGTACGCCGCTGTCTTTGGGAAACTTTATAATAGGGGAAGACTTCTTCTTTTTTGCAACCTGGGCGTTTCCAGAAGAAAGGCACATACAAGAGTATCTTAAGAACAAATGCTTGCCTGTTGAAGCGTTTTATGGGAACGGCGAAGAGCTTTGGATAACTGACTTTATATGCTTGGGTGGTAGGCGCGATGTGGCTGATGCTTTCCGTTGTGTCAAAAATCTGGTATATAAAATGGGGTATAACAAATTTTTTTGGCTGCGAACTGAGAAGAACAAGTTAGGCTGGCATAGCTGGTAAGGAGATAATTATGGGTAGTTTTAATCCGTTTCGTTATGTTGATAAGGCTGTTGAACAGCTAGAAAGAACGGGCAAGAAGGCCCTGAAAGAGGTCGGCAAGGCTGCTGGGGTTATCCCAGATGCGCCGGAGATAACTCCTGAAGTCACGCCTGAAGTAACACCGGAGGTTGTGCCTGATGATGAAACAATCATGGGTCGCGGCCCAAGAAGGACAAAAGGCAAGCGAGCTGGTCAAGGCGGCACTATCATAGAAGGTTACGGCTCTCTTTACAGAGGCGGTAGCAGCAAGAGCATAGGAGGCTAACATGTCAATCTTACGCCCAAAGACTCCATCATTACCACCGCCACCACCGCCACCCCCCGTTGCCGAAAAGGTAGACTACGAAAGAGCAGCGGCTATGTCTGAAGAGTCAATGTCAAAAGTGCGTAAGCGCAGAGGCAGAGGCTCTACTATAGTTGCTGGGGCTTTGGGCGACCAAACGCAGACAGGTAAACCAACACTGTTAGGATAGTCATGGACAACTTCATCAAAGAGCTTGTAGCGCGGTTTGATTACATCAAGGGCCGCAGAGATAATTGGGATACCCATTATCAAGACCTTGCTGACTATATGTTGCCGCGTAAGGCTGACATTGTGCGTATAGACCTTTTGTCTGCCTCCTTACACGGTATGCTTACCAGCGGGGCTACCCCGTGGTTTCATTTGGACATGAAGGATGCAGATGTAGGGCGTGACGATGAGGTCCAGGGTTGGCTGGAAGACTCTAGCCAGCGAATGATACGGGCCTTCAATCAGTCAAACTTTGAAACAGAAGTTCACGAAATGTATGTGGACCTTGTTGTGTTTGGCACTGGCTGTATGTTTATCGAGATGGACAATGAAACCTTACGTTTTAGCACTCGTCACATCTCAGAGTTTTACGTGCAAGAGAACCAGTACGGGATTGTGGATACTGTATTCCGTAAGTACAGAACCCCTGCTCGTCAGGTTGTGCAGCGGTTTGGTGTGGACAATGTTACTGACTACATTCTCAAGCAGTTTGAGAAGAAGCCTGATGAAGAAGTAGATATCCTGCACGTTGTCTTGCCGCGCATCAACAGAGACCCTGGCAAGGTAGACAATAAGAATATGCCATTCGCATCATTCTATATCGATATGGAAACTAAGGGCCTTTTGTCTGAATCTGGCTTTGAAGATATGCCGTATGTCGTGCCACGTTTCCTGAAGTCAACTGGCGAGACTATGGGCCGCAGCCCTGCAATGGTTGCGCTGCCAGATGTTAAGATGCTGAACCTGATGTCTAAGACGATTATTCAGGCAGCTCAAAAGCAGATTGACCCGCCGCTTCTCGTGCCAGATGACGGCTTTATCCTGCCTGTTCGCACACAGCCTGGCGGCCTAAACTTCTACAGAGCTGGCACGCGCGACTCCATTACACCGCTTCAGGCTGGCGCCAACATCCCTATTGGGTTGTCTATGGAAGACCAGAGGCGCATGGCTATCCGTTCTGCGTTCTATGTTGACCAGCTCTTGTCAGGTCAAACGCCTAACATGACAGCTACAGAAGTAGTGCAGCGTCAGGAAGAGCGTATGCGCGTTATCGGGCCCGTACTTGGCAGACTGATGAACGAGATGCTGCGGCCTTTGATTGACCGTGTGTTTAGCCTGATGCTTCGCGCAGAGATGCTGCCCCCGCCGCCGGAAGTGCTGCAAGGCCGTGATGTTGATATTGAATATGTATCACCGCTGGCACGGGCACAGAAGTCAACAAGCCTGAACAGCACAATGAAGGCTCTGGAAATCCTGATGCCGTTGGCTCAGTCACTGCCTGTAGGCGACCACATTGACCCAGACGGGTTGGTGCGTCACATCACCGATGCTCTTGGTGTGCCAAAGACTACACTGCGGACGCAGCGTGAAGTCAACGAAACACGTGAGCAAAGAGCTGCACAAGAGCAGGAAATGATGGAGCGTCAGCAAACATCGCAAGATATTCAGGACGCAGCTCAAGTAGCACAAGCAACTAGAATGGTATCCATGTAATGAAAGAAATAGAGCAGATGCGCGATATGTATCGCCAAACCTTTAATAGTGACAGTGGGGTAAAAGTCCTTGCGGATTTGGAGGCGCGCAGTAACTGGCGGTCTTCAAGTTATGTGGCCGGCGATGCCAATGCTACAGCTTTCGAGGAGGGTAAACGAGCTGTTATCCTTCATATTCACAACATGATTCAGGAGTAAAAATGTCAGAAGAAAACATTGAACAGGTAGCCCAGGCTGAAGCCCCAGCGATGGAAACACCATCTGAGGTAGCGTCAGGCGGGTCTGGTAACGAGTTTTTGGAATGCACAGCGACTTATTGGCTCAGACAAGATACCGATGCCAGTAAACCCAACTGACGAAGACCTTGACCGTATTTATGGCAAGCTGGGCAGACCAGAAAGCTCAGAGGGGTATGGCATTAAAGCTGACGGCAACATTATATCTGAAGAAGCAGCAAACAATTTTGCTGACATAGCGCACAGCTTACGCCTTAATCCGCAGCAAGCTGAAGGAATTATGGACTACTACAGAAGTTCTGTAGAGCAAGCTATGGCTGCTGAAACGGGCGTAATGGAAGAAGCGCGGGAAAGCACCGAGGCTTCTTTGCGTCAGGAATGGGGAAGAGCATACGAGCAAAAGGTTGAGGCTGCTGCTAAAACAGCCCAAGAGTTTGCTGCCCCAGAGGTCTTTGACATCACACTTGCAGACGGCTCAAAGCTGGGTGATAACGCCGAGTTTATTAAAGCATTTGCAAAAATCGCAGAATTTAGGCAAACTGTAACCAGTGAAGACACTGTTGCGGAAATGTCACAGTCAAACGTGATGACACCAGCTAACGCAAGAGCTGAGATTGATGCCATCATGGGCGACAAGACACACGCATATTGGGAT